GTCAGGCCCGGTCGGGCGCGGTCGCCGAGCGCGTTGATAGAGCTGTCTCCTCCGCCAGGCGTGCTGATCCAGGAGCCGTCGCTGAACTGTGACAGGTTGGTGCCGCGGTAGTGGAGCCACTTCGCGATCATCGTCGGTATTCCCGACCCGAATGCCGGCGTGCCAGGAGTAAAGGCATACGGGATCACCGGCACCACAAGGTACGTACCAGTCAAGGTCGGCGTGAGCGTTTTCCCGGTGTCGATGATCGCGACGCGCGGGACCAGTCGCACGCCGGGCACAGCGTTTTGGTCGGAAGGAAACGTGTAGATCGTGGTCCCATTCTTCTCGATGGTGAAGACGTTCGACGCGACCTTGATCTTGATCTCCTCGCCGCCGTTAAATGTTCCGACACTCGCGATGATTGCCCCGTTGTATACCGGGTGAATATTAGCCGTCCCGCTGTTGTTGAAGACGCCGGCTCTGAAGCCCTTGTAGCCGGCTAGCCGCGGTTCACCGCTGAATCCAAGGAAAAAATCAGCCGTGCCGTCAGCGATGTCTGCGATCGAACCGTCGCCGCTCAGGTAGCCATCGTACCAAGCGCTTCCCTCAGAAGTGGACAGAGCATCAATCTTCGTGATCGTAGTGTTCGTCGTGGCAACGGAGGAGCCGCCGACCCACTTCTTCCAGTCGCCGCCGCGCCAGATCTTGACGTCGGCGCTCGGTTCACCGGCATAGTACGTGAGGAACGCGATGCGGCCCGTGGCGTACGTTGCCGCGCTCGTGTAGATGACGGAGCCGTTCACCAAGTATGTCACGGCCCCCGCGGCTGAGATGTTGATGCGCAGGACGTCTCCGTCGTAATAAGACGCTGGTCCAAACTTCTGGGACCCGCTCTCGTAAATAAATACGGAGCCGGAAAGGATGTAGAAGCAAAACTGAAACTGAGATAATTGGTTTACTGACGACGCGGTCGAGAGCCCGAGGAGGAACTGACTATCGGTTAAACCGTGGTCCATGACATACTCAACCCACGCGTTGTCGGTGAGTGCCGCCTGGCGCATGTCGAGCAGGCCCGACTCGACGTCAGAAGAACTTCCAGAGTAGGCGCTGCTGAAATACCACGTCCCGTCCGTCCACTGGTACATCCGAGCGCCTTGACGGCCGCCATACTTGTCGAACTCTACCAGGACGTCTCCGGCTGTCGGCTGTCCGTCGTCGGCTAAGGCGGTGAGGTCCCCGGTGAGCACCGGGGTGATCGCCGCCCCAGGAGTGATGATGTTGATAGCGGGAAACACCCGGACGCCGCCGCCCATGTCCTGCGTCGACGGGAAAGAGTAGACGACCGGCCCGTTCCTCCGTATGTAAAACTTCCCGCCCTCGAGCGACACCTTGATCACGTCTCCAGCCGAGATGCTCGTGATGAACGCTGTAGTAGTGTCGTACAGCGCGTACAGAGTCAATGAGGAGATGTACGCGCCCGCGCGATATGATCCCTGGCTGGACAGCTTCGGCGCCCCGATGAAGCCGAAGTTATAGAAGTGATCGTCAAACTGCGTGACCTCGATCACCGCGTCGTTGCCGGTGGTATATCCCGGAAACCACGCGCTCCCTTCGCGAAATGTCCCGGACGTTCCGTTCTTGGTTATGGTGCTCATGAGATCGTGACTCGCGACCCGCCCTCCCAGGCTTCAGGCGGGACTGACGGACTGGGTGACGCCGACTCGGACGTGCTCGGTGACTTCGAAGCCGACACGGAGGCGGACTCAGACGCGCTTGGTGACTGCGAGGCCGACGGAGAGATCGACAGAGACGTCGACGCGCTTGGCGACGTTGAAGCGCTAGGTGACTTCGATGCTGATACTGAGGCACTCGGTGATGTCGCCGCCGGCATCGACAGCGTTCGGAAGAGGGGCTGGAACTCGCAGATCGCCACCCCGCGGTCGCGCCACCATACTCGTTTACCCTCCGGGTTGTCGACCGTGAGCTCGTCCGCGACGCGGGTGATCTGCGCCCCGAGGGTCACGAGGACAGGCTTGGCGCCGTACGCCCCGAGCTGAACGCTCACGAGGCCCAGGATGAACGTGCCGTTGATCACGGAGGTAGACCGCCCGATCTTGACCGTGTATGTGGGCGGCGAATCAGCGTCGCGGTCACACGGGATCGCGTCCATCACGAGTTCGCCGAACGGCTCCGCGGATGATATGTCGTTGTAGGTAACGGTCGGGGTCCAAATCCGGGCCGCTTCGTCCCAATACTCGGTGAACGCACCGCCGAACGTACCGATTCGCTTGAGCTGGAACTCCAGGTGGTTCGCGGCCGGGTCGCTGACGCTCGAGTTCCGCACACGCGCGGTCACGCTGATGAACTTCCCGGTGTTATGGTTGATGGCTCCGATGCCCTGCTGCCACGCGCGCTTACCGGCGCTGTAATCAACCTCCAAAGCCTCAAGGTAGCCGAGCTCGTCGACCATCCCGTTCCCGGTGGTGTTCGTTACGGTGACCGTCCCACCCGAATCGACAACAGTCCAGGCTGCATTCCCGAGATTCGAGTTCCTAAGCACGATCTCGGTGTCGTTGCCGTCACACACCGCTAGCCCATCGCTCGATAAGTTCGGCGAGTCCGGCAATACGCGCACGAGCTGACCGTCTCCAGGCCGGCGCGACCACGCGTTCTGATTCCGACTGTGGAGGAACCCGCCGCCCTTATCGAGGTAGGCCAGGCCACTCATCTCTGGCGTCCATGCCGCGTCGATCATGAACGCGCCCCACAGGTTCGTCACCACGTCCTGCAGGTCGAAGAGCTCGTCCACATACTTGAAGCTCTCAGGCCAGATCGTGCGCTGCAAGACCTGCGCTGGTCGGCGCGCCAACTTTTCCGCCCCCCACCCGCGCTCGTCGGACGTCGGACCCTGGGAGTGCTGAATATACGCACGCTCACCCATCCCGATAGGTGCCTGGTGCGCCGGCATATTCAGGCTGATAATGTTGCGGGCCTTCCGGTAGAGGCGCAACGTGTGCGACGCATCCTCGCGCACATCGTCAACGTAACCGCCGAGGTCCTCGACCTCGAGCTCTACGTGGAAGTGAAAGACCCGAAGCCTGGGGTTCGACGCCGAGGGTGAGTAGGCTGGCTGGGCGACGTCGACCTGCACGCCGGCATCGAGCGTGGCTAGATCAGCCAGCTCCCAGGGCCCACCCTCCGGGTGGCCGGTCGTCTCGTAGGTGATGTGTATTACGCCGTCGTAACCGGTGCCGCAGTTCGGCTGAGTCGAGTTGCAGTAGCGGTTGCCAACCGGGTTCCCCGTGAACTCGTCGTAGCCGCCTTCCGTCATCGGCGAGTAAATGTAGCCATCTTTCGCGCGATTGCGGATCGCGATCTTGACCTGCGGGCCGTGCTCGTTCGTCAGCCCCGATCCCAGGTCAACCGGGAATATCCATGGGTTCGACCCGAGCGCGCCGTAGTCCCAGTAAGCGTGGAATGTCACCTTGTTGTAGCGGGCGAGCGTCGGCGGCGCGTCGAACAGACACGTCATCCACGCCTGACAGCCAAAGTTTCGCAGCATCCACGTCTCGGTGTAGGAGCAGTTATTACCGAGGCCGCAGCCGACTTCTGCAAAGGTGGCGCTGCCTCCGTCGCGCCAAGCCTCGAAAGCAGAGCTGACGGGCGGGTTCCAGAAGATGAAGCCGCTCGACCCGGAGTTAGAACCGTCGTGGCGCGTACCCGTGTTGACGGAGTCAGCGCGCGGAAAGAGGTTGACAGCGCGGGTCGTCACCGGGGATCCTTGAAGGTGGTATCAACCGGCGGCCGCGGCTCAGGGTCGCGTCGCCACGTCGGTAAGAACAGCTCGCGTGGCTCGCCCGTATCCTCGAAGACGCGCTCCTTCGGGTCGTGCTGAATTGTCATGACGGGCTCGGCGAGGCTGACGGCGAAGCAGAATGCGACGGCGACGTTCCGACGGCGCCGATCTTATATCGACCGTGAGACCACACGTTCGGCACGTCTATCAGTACGTGCGGGTCGAGACGAAGCGTTAAGTCGTGCGCCTCATATGAGGCGAGAAACTTCTGCTCAGCCGGCGAGTAAAGGTAGTCGACCTTCACCTTGTCGACTAACTCCCTGCGGTCGCCCGGCCTGAACTCGAACTTCCCCGCCTCGCAGTACACGTCGGCTCGCACGCGGTCGGCAGGAGGGTCGTCATCGGCGTAGTCGATGATGGTGATAGCGACGGTCCCGCTCGGCGTCCAGAACATCCTGACGTACGGGTAGGAGTCGAGGAACGACTCGACCACGTCGAGCAGCGTCGGATTATTGCGCTCTCCCCCGATGCGCTTCCCGCAGTCGTACCCGTGGAGGTTAAAGAAAGTCTCGACCTCGTCCCACGTGTCGGCGTCGATGCGCGAGTGAGGCCCCACCCAGACCCCGTCGCGGTTGTCACGCAGCCCGTACTCCTCCATGATCGTCCGGAGCTGACGAACCGGGTTGACCATCGTGGCGCCAACCTGTCCGTCTTGAGATGGGCCATCGAAGTCAAACGACACGACCTGCCCGTGGTCAGGCGCGTTCGCTTTAGCGACCTGTATTACAGTCATGAGCGTCCCGCCGAGTACCGCCCGCTTGACGGTGAAGTTCGCGATCGGTTTCTCGTCTCCGTCATAGTATACGTGCGTCACGATGCCGTTAGTGATCGAGGCAACCCACCAGAATCCGAGGGCATCATCGTAGCGGATGTTGACGGCCGGTACGAACCCGCGCCTGGTGATCTCGAACCCTGATAGATGACCGAAGCAGGCGGGCATCGCCTTGCCCCAGACTGTCTGGTCGTCGGCAGTCGCCCAGTCAGATTTGCTAATGAGGCGCTTCGGCACCGATGACTGCATGAAAGCGTCGTCGATCTTCACCAGCACCTCAAGTAACCCAGGCTTCGCCGTCCAGTCCTCGACTACCCCAGAGAACCACGTCTCCCAGTCTGACTCCACGAGATCTTGAGCGCCGCACCGGATCGTGGCCGCGCTTCCCCGCGGGTCGTAGGTCTCGACCATCCGGGCTAAAATCCTCTTCTCGTCGATGATCAGCACCGACGTCCGGGTAGGCGAGAGCGTTGACCCGCGCACGCCAGGTCCGTAGGTGATCTCCTTGAAACCTCCTGCTGGTACGAGCCCTTCTACCGGCCGACCGTCGGAGAGCACTCGCCCCGAAGTGCCGTAACGCCCGGGCGTTAGGTCTAAGCCGCGGGCTTTCCAGGCGACGTCGAACACCGGGAATACGGAGCCACCAAGCTGAAGAACCTCTCGGAGAGCCGGATTCACGGGTTATGCCTCCGCGTCTGCAAGACGGGAGATCCGGTCCTCAATCGCGTTGGCGATCATGGTGACGGTCATCTCACGGACCTGCGCGGCCGTCTCGGCGGCGACGAGCGGATTCTCCTGGATCGCGAGGTTCACGGTGACGTTCGGACGTGACCACCCAGCATCCTTCGGCATCGGCCCGCCCTTCGGGACGACGGCCTCCTCGCCGTGGAGCATGGCGAGCGTGCCGCGGCCAAAGTCCGTGAAGCCGCCGGTGCCACCCGCGTAACTCTTGGGCGGCTCTCCTTCTCCTCGGACGATGTCGCCGTATTCTGCTGGAGTCACCCCTCCAACAGCCCCGCCGATGCCTGCAATCGCATTTGCGGCGGTATTCGCAGCGGCAGGGATAGTAGCCCCGAGCACCTTGGCGATGGCTTCGAGGACCTCCACGACGCGCAGGAGCGGGTCGACCGGAAAGGAGATGCCGGCAGCCTTCGCTTCGTCAATGAGGCTCTGAGTATTCTGGTCGATGGCGGCGCCGGTCTGCTCGTGGACGCGCTGGATGTTCGCGAGGAGCGGCGCGACTGCCAGGAGCGCGTCACGCTGACTCGCCCCGCCAGCGATCGCCTGCGCGTAGGCTGATTGAGCGACGGTGCCGAAGTCCTGGAACATCTGGACGTCGAGGTAGCCCGCAGCCGCGATCCCGGCGAGCTGCTGGGCGAACCCGAACGCCGCGTCGGCCGCGTCGCGCGCGGGGCCGGAGCTGAAAGCGGTGATGACCGACTTAAGCGCATCGGGGATTTTCTCAGGTGCTATGTCCTTGAACGCGTCGACCGCGGCACCGATGCCCTGCGTCGCCGCGATGGCTGCGAACGAGGTGGCGAAGATCCGCCCCGCAGCCTCTCCGGCCCCTGCCAGCTTGCCAGCTGACGCCTGGACGCCCGAGAGGATCGTTGAGACGGCGTTAGCCTGCTCTTGGATTTTCTTGTTCTCAGCCTCGAGGACCTCGGAGAGCTTGAAGTGTTCGGCAGCCTTCTTGAGCGTAATCCCCATCTTCTTGGCATACTCTGCGACCTGCTTAGCCATCTCTTCGCCTACGTCGTGGCCGAAGACTTTTCCGATCACCTTGGCATCCTTCTGCCACTGAGGCTTCTTGAACACGCTGATGAGCGTCTTCGCCAGCCCGGTCGCACCAGCGAGGATCGCGCCGAACATGTCGCCCTTTGACAGCGCGCTGAAGACGCCCTGCGCCGTGTGTGCCAAGCCAGACATGAGCTTGATCGACTTACCGATTCCGGACTCAGCTTTTCCGCCGAGCGAGGCGAAGATGTCGCCGATCGCGTCGATGCCGCTCGCGATGTTGCCAGCGATGCCCGCGGCTTTTTCCATTCCCTTAGCAAAGTCGGACGTCCCGAGTGCAGCTTTCTTCAGCGCTTCCACCTGTTCCTTTGTAAACTCCACGCCAGAGCTAAGCAGGTCATTGATGGCCCTGTTATTCGCGATGCGCTCCTGTTCGGCAGCCAGAGCCTGCGCGGCTATATCTTCCGCACGTGACGCCGCGAGCGCCGGGTCCTTAGAGCTAGCGAGCAACTTTTCTCTTGCAGCGGCAGCCTGCGAAAGGATGACATCCCGGATCTCCTTCTGGCGGGTGAGGTCTTTCTCTAGAAGAGCGTTCTGCTGAGCTACCTGTTTATTTGCGTCGTTGATCTTCTGCCCGATGTCCGTCCAGTTTTGACCAGTGAGGATAGCCTCATCTCGCATCTTTTCAAGGTTTGAGATGTCGGCAGATGTAATGATTCCGTGTCCAGCTCCCGCAGCGAGAACCTTCTGGATGTTGGCGAGGAACTCAGCGCTTTCCTTGGCCTTCGCGAGGGGAAGTAAGCCATGCTCAAGAGCAAAGGAGTAGTCTCTCGCGGCGAGGGCCGCGTCCTTCGTCGCGTCAGCCAACTTCAGTGCGTTGTCTCGGACGGTAGCTGCTTGCGTAGCTTGCCGCGAGTACTCCTCTGCGGTCATACCCGTCACAACCGCATTCTGCAGTTGCACCTTGAGGGTGTCGATGGTCGCGGTGTAGGTGTCTCTCGCAGCTTTGCTAGAAGCATCGTAAGCAATGCCGATCTTCTCGACCTCGGTCGCAGTCGCATTCAGCGTGACGGACAGGATGGCAGCCTGCGCCGCTTGGTTCATCGTTCGGTTAGTGATATCCTGCGTAGTGATGCGGAGCCGCTCCTGAGTATTTTCTATAGTTTGCTGCGTAGCAGCCTGCTGTAACTGTACCTCTAGCTGCTCCTTAGCCGCCTGGGTCCCTTGCATCTGCGCGTCTTTGGCTAAGTTGAGTAGTCCTACATTAGCTTCATCTTGCTTAGCTGCCTCCTGTGCAAGGACTACTTTCTCATTGAGCCCCCGGATCACAGAACCGTAGGCTTCTTCTGCTGCGGCCTTCGCTACGTTATATTTCGCTGCAGACTCAGCGATGGCACCTCCCTCCTTCGCAGTCGCAGCCACGAGCTGAAGTTTCATCCCGATCAGCTTAGCTTCACTGGCTGCCTTCTCCGACGCGAGCGCGCGGAACGCGCCCGCCTCCGCTGCGGTGCTTAGCTCGATGCCAGGTATAGCCCCGCCTTGGACTGCCTCTTTTCTGGCCGCCTCAAGTGCTTGAGATTCTGCTGCTTTGGCAGCTATACTCGCTTTCCACGCGGCCGTACCCATCTCAGTAGCTTTCGTCAAGCGCTTGGTGCGCTCCTCAGTCGACTCGATCGACTCCCCGAGATTCTTCCACGCCCCCTTAAAGTTACCGCTCAAAAGGTTCCCGGTCATACCGAGCATCGAATCGGCATAGTTGACGAGGTACTGTGCGCCTGTGTCGAGCGCCCGCGACAGACCTGGAAGATATTGGTCTATCATCGAACGGACCCACTCACCGAACTTGTACCCCGCGTATAAAGCAGCGAGGGCAGCCGCGCCCCACAGCGTCCAGACTCCCGCGGTCTTCAACAAGTTCCCCGCCACGTCCTTGATATTGATGCCCATATTGGCGAGGATCGTAGCGATTCCAGATAACGGCCCGATCGTAGCAGCTGCAGCGCCAGCAGCGACCGCGCCAACCGACGCCAGCACTCCAAGCACTGCACGAACTGGAGCGGGCATATCCGCTATTTTCTTTGACAGCGCGCCGAAAGCGTCGGTCAACCCGATAACTGACTCTTTGACAGTCGCCGAGCCCGTCACTGACGTCGCCATATTATTGACGAGGCCCTCAAGGGTCAACTTGAGCTCGCCGATGGCATCCCCAAGGTCGTCGGCGGCCTTCACGGTTGCCGGATCCATCACAGCGCCGAGGTCTTTAGCGCGCTGCATTACCTCTTTGAGGTGATTGCCGAGCGGGATGAGCTGTGCGCCGCCTCGGCCGAGAAGCTGCATCGCGAGAGTAGTCCTCTTAGCCGGATCCTCCATGGCCGCGAGGCGTATCACGATCTCCTGGAGCTGCTTCTCGGGGGCCAAGCTCCTCATTTCTGCGGTTGACGTCCCAAGTTTTTGAAGAGCCGCGCTCACCCCGTCACTGTTGACCGACATCGCGCGCTGGAGTCGCATCAGCGCGAAAGCGATCTGATGACCTGACAGACCTACAGCTTCCCCCGCGAAGGCAAACTGTTGTAGCGCATCTGTCGCGATCCCAGTTTGGTTCGACAGCTCGTCCAGCTCACCTGACACACGGAGAACGTGTGTAACAGCCGCGATTATCAAGCCAGAAACGACGACGAGCGTTTGGCCCATGGCCTCGTGCGCATCTGCTACGGCCTTAACAGCTTCTTCCTCAAGCTTGTGCGCCCGGGCGGCATCTTCAGCGACCGCGGCTTCTTGATCCTGAGCTATTACAAACTCCGTTATCTGATCTGTCAGCTGTATCAGCGAGGCAGTTTGCTCTTCGTTGAGTCCTATAGACTTGAGCTGAGCTTCGATGGACTCCCGTAACGTTTCTGTCCCTTCACTTACTACCTCTTCTAGACCAGCCTGCTTTTCAATAATCTCTTGCAGAGAAGCTTCAAGAAACTTGAAGCCTGCAGCCGCTTCTTGGGCGGCATTAGTAGACTTTCCTATCTCTTCTGCTGCGCTGCTGACGGCCGCAGCAACTTGGTCCAGTACAGGGGATATCTCGTCGCGGAGCTTCAGGGCTGCGCTGATCGTCCCAACGTCGATGTCAGCCACGGCTGATCTTCTCCTTGTGCTCCGCCTCGACTTGCGCGATTCGCTTCTGATGTAGGTCGAAAGTATTACGCTCGACCTGCTCCATCATCGGCGAGCCGCGCCACGGCTTGAGGTCATCGGGACTCTTCGTATCTCGGAACGCGCGATGTGCGTCGGCGTAACGCAGCATAGCTGCGCACTCGATCGCCGAGCGCTCAGGATCGCGATCCAGGTCCCGTGCCACCTGGGACGGTAGAACGTGGTAGGTGTTCGCCAGCACCGCCAAGGTCCACAGCCTCCCAACGTCCGGGTCGTCCGGCTCCTCCTGGTCAAGGAGCTGATGGAGGGACCTCAGACGTTTTTTGACTTCGTCTCCTCAGCGGCAGGATCAATCGCGGGCAGCGACAGGTCGAGGATCGCTTCGCAGAGCTGTTGCGCGGCCTGCTCGTCGAGATCCTCGATGCTCTCCGGGCAAAGCTTCTCCGCTGCGGTCCAGGATACGATGCCCTTGTTGAGGACCGTCTGGCGGTCATACGACGTGTAGCGAGCCTTCCGCTTCTCATTAGCGGTCAGCTCTGCGGGCTTCTCCTCCGTCTTCTTCTCGTCGGCTGCGTCGCGGAATGACTTGATCATCTCGGATCCCATCTTGGACGAGAATCCGATGACCGTGAGCTGACGGGTCTCCGCTGCCTTCTCAAGAGCCAGGGCAGACAGCTTTCGGACAACCACCGACACGAAACCGTCCGGGTCTTCGACCTGGACGGTTGAAGTCACGCGTGATGCGAACATGCTACGTCTCCTTGGAAGAGCCACCTCGGGAGGTCGGGCGGGATTGCCCGGCGAACCGTCGGGGCTGAAGCTCTACGAATCCTTTACGCCTCGACCACCGGTCCGGTCGGCAACAGCTTTGCCTCGTACTTCGTCAGCGCGCCGCGGTCGGCCTTGCGGGTGTACGACGCCAAGAACGTCTCGAACGACGTAGTCTTGCCGCTCGTCCGCCACGTGATTGTGATCGTCCGGGTCGGCGTGTTCGGGTCCTCCGGGACGCGGCCGGCGAACAGCGAATCAGGGCCTCCAGCTTGGTCATCGTACAAACCACCGATGGTGATCTCACCGAGCTTGCCGATCCCGATGGCGATGTTCTCTTCCCACAGGTCGCCGAAGGAGTGCGTCTCCTCGGTGATCTGCTCGACCACGATGTCGTTGATGGTCATGACGAACTGCGAGATGTCAACGGGGGTTCCCCCCGCGTTGTCATACTCGATCTTTATCTGGCTCGGTGTAGAGTAGCCGGTAGCCATGTTTACTCCTCCTTAATGCTCCAACGGTCTAGTTTACGTCGCAGCCCAATCGCGAGCCGGAGGATCGTACGCGCCTCATACTCGCTGTGCTGATCCGAGTCTGACACAATGCGATACGCGAACTTCTCGACGTCGCGGATGGCCGACCGAACGTACTCGACATCACGGAGCTGCGATGACATACGGGATGAACCAGAACGCGCCCGGCGACGGCGAAGCTGACGAAGATGGCGAAGCTGAGGCTGACGGCGTATACGAAGCCGACGCGCTCGGCGACGCCGATCCGCTCGGCGACTTAGACGGCGAATCCGAGCCGCTGATTGACGCGCTCGGCGTGGGGCTTCCGCTCGCGCTCGGCGAGGCGGAAACAGAGGGTGTTGGGCTCTCGCTGGCGCTCGGCGAAGCCGACGCCGACGGTGACGCCGAGGCAGAGGGCGACTTCGAGGAAGATTCAGAGGCCGACGGCGATGCTGATGCACTGGTAAAGTCCCACCTGATCGCAAGGAACTTCTTGACGAACCCCGCCACCTTCTTCCGCTCAGCCACTCCGGCCACGGAGACTGGCGAGAAGGACACCAAGTCTGTCCAGATCGCGCCGTCAGCGCTGTCTTCCACCGTCACCGTGACCTCCTGGAACGATCCAAGGTCTAGGCCAGGGACGTGCAGGTCAAAGATCCCTCCGACCTTCCCGCCGCGATCGACCGGCGTGCTCTCGGTATTTCCCGGGTCAGCCGTCTCGACGTCCAGGCCGTGGAGCAACCGCCCCTCAATGCGGAGAGGGTCGGTATCGCCGACGTCGCGCGTCATCACGTACTTCGCGTTCGCCTTGGTGAGCGCGCCGCGATCCGCGATCCTCGTCCAAATCGCTGCAAGGGCGCCGTCCATCATCACGGCCTTCTCGCCAATCTCGTCACCTGCGAAACCGTACGACACGAGCTGACGAACCGTGCCCTGCTCCTGGACCGCGTCCATCAGATGGAGCTGTTCCTCGTTGTAGATCCCGCCGCTCGCTTCGAGCGTCACGCTGCCGAGGCCGATCGCGACGTTCTCCTCCCACAAGTCACCGAACGAGTGGGTCTCCTCAGTCGTCTGCTGGATCGCTTCATCCAGGGTAAAGTGGTCGCCCGACAAGTTCTTTCCGCCGAGGAGCAGGAAAACTTCCGAAGGTCCGTGCACTGATGCCATTTAAATCTCTCCCCCAACAGGTGGATCGCCGACTCCGCGGTCAAACTCCAACCCGCAGGAGCAGAGCACCCGCCAGTTCCCACCGAAGCTCGTCACCACCTGCCGCGCCTGGATACCGGCACCGCAAGCTGCGCACTTGCGCTCGTCCACCAGCGGCTGACCCGTTACCGACACGAGCTGCTTGCCGCGCTGAATCTGCAGCCGGCGCGCCTCAGAGAGGGACCGCGCGCCGTAGGCTGCTGGATCTTGCATCACTGAAACTCCTTCTCGCACAGGAAGTTGACTGCGAATACGCAGCGCTCGCTGGAGTCGCGCTCGAGGATGAATGGCACCTGCTGCGGCTTGATCATTCGGTACATCGTTCCGGACAGGAGCTGACCCTGCACCTTTGGCAGTTCGCGGTAGATCGTCTCGATCACGTCGCGCGGACCCGGGTAGTCGTCCCGGACACCGCGGACCTTGACCTGCAATCCGGGCAGCTCGTCTTGCAGTCCCGGGAAGCCGAAGCCTGTCTCCGCGCCGCCTCCCGCGTACTCGTTCAAGGCGACCGCTCGGTCAGGCGTCGCCGGCATCTGGCCCTTCACGATCAGGCCCAGGTCGAGCAGCGCGAGGCGGTCGGCGATCTCGTCGAGCAATGCCACTTACTGGCCTCCGACATATTGGTTACCGCGGAACGGGTGGCCAGAGAAGTCGCCGACGTGGCCGCTGCCCGCAGGCATGAACCCGCGGCTGCGGTCATAGATCCACGACTCTCCGTTCGACCGTCGGACCTCGACAGTCGCTTTCACATCACGGTCTGACTCAGTTCGACCGCGGCTCATCGCGTTGGTGATTCCCTTCACGTCTCCTACCTTCTGTCCGTTCACGAAGATCTCATACGGCTCTTCAAAAGGCCTCGCCGCGATCGACTCAGCGCCCGTCGGCTTCCGCTTTTCAGAAGACACGAAGGAGAACTGCTCCTGACGCATCGCCTTAATCTGCTCGCGCTTCATCAGATGCTGATCTCCGAGCACTCACCGGTCTTCGCGGCGCAGATCCGCACGAGGCCCTTGAAGTTCGGCTGGCCTTGAATGACCATCTGGAGCTGATTACCGCCGTTGTAGTCGCACGGTGAGCCGTCGCTGCCACAGATCTGCGGGTGAGCCGCGCCCTCTGGCTGGATCTGCCACGCGTAGGGACCCAGCTCCTTCTCGCAGTAGAGGCGCTGGGCAGCTGGCTCCTCCGGACCGAGCGGACAGAATGACTGTCCTGAGCCATCCGGGTCGAGGAAGCCCTGGCTCACGCACCAGTCTTCGTTCGGCCCGGCGACCGGCGTCGCGTCGAGGATCCGGCCCTTCGGGCGCGGCCCCTTGTCATGGATCCGAAACTTCGCCACAGCTTTAGGGCACGGGACGAAGCCGAACGGCACCGGAGGTGTCGACACGAGGTCGCCCTCGTACTTGGGCGGCGAGAAGATCACGTTTCCGCCGCCGTGGTTGATCAGGTGATACGCCTGGACGCGGCCCGTGAAGGGCGGCGCGGCGATGACAACCTGGTCCGTCCCGAACGCCGCGACGCAGAAGCCTCTCGACGCTAAGGCAGCGACGACCTGGTCGTAGAACCACTGCCGCGCTTCTGGCGCTCCAGGCTCCTCGTTCTTGGCGCGCTGCCCGCCAGCGGACAGGAGGTACGTGCCGTCGGGGTTCACCTCGAACCGGGCAGGGTTCGCGGCGACGACCTCGAGGATCGCGGCCTTCACGTCGGGAGCCAGGGTAGGCGCCCCGCCCAGGACGGCGTCGAAGGTCGTCTGCGCAGGGAGGGCACACGTCGCGGGCGCGGGCGTAGGCGTGGGTGTAGGCATGGGTGTAGGCGTCGGCGTCGGCGTCGGCGTCGGCGTCGGGCTAGGAGTCGGCGTAGGATTCGGTGTAGGCGGGATGACCACCGGTACACACACGCCGGCCACGCAGATTTCACCCGGCCCGCACGGCTCCGCGCACGGCTTACTCAGCGTCGAGCAGCCGACAAAGCTGATGATCGCCGCGATCAGAACGAGTTTCTTCACGCTCCGTGCTCCTTCAGGTACTCGGTGAACCGCTGCGCGACGTGGTTGAAGTACTCCTCCCTCGACGTGAGCACCGCAAGTTCGAGAAACTTCGCCTGGCCGTACTTGTGGAAGGCGTCGAGGTTCTCGTGGACATAGACGGCGTACGGCGCTGCGGGCCCGCCGACGGTGATCGCGCAGAGCACGTCATCCGCCGTGAATTCCGGCTTGCCGGTGATGTGGCTACCCTCGAGCACGCCGGTATCATACGGAGTCATGTCGCGCGAAAATCTCTCGACCTCGAGCGCCGACTCGTAGACGGCCTGGCTGAGCACCTTCTTGGCGTTCTCGCCGATCGACTTGAGGTTGTCGAGGACCTCCTTGAGCCCTGTGATCTCAGCCAACGGCCACCTCGTACATGTAGGGTCGGTTCGTGGTCGGGTCGGTCAGGCCGCGCACATCCATGATCAGGCCCCACGACCCGTCGGGCAACGTCAGGCGGTCGCGCGGGTCAATCGGCTCGGCCCGGTACGCTGCGCCGTTCGGGCTGACCGGCGCGATGAGCGTGAGCTGAAAGCGCTGCACGATCTCCTTTCCATCCTTCGCGACCTTCAACGTGTTCTTCGGCTCGATCAGGCACTTCCGCGTGACCACGGTGTCATAGAGCGGATCGCTGTAGCCCGCCTTGTTACCGATCCAGGCTTCGTGCTGCACGCTTACCTGCAACGACTTGGTGATCCCGTCGATCGTCGCGATGCCGGAACGGACCAAGCTATCGAGCCCCACGCTTCCTCTTCAGCTTCTTGAGCTTGATCGTCTTCTCGTAGCGCCCCGGCTTCACAGTCACGATGTGCAGCGGCGTCACGACAGAGAGGTCGTTCATGAATACTGGTTTCCCCTGAACGGATGCCCCGGCTTGTCGCCAACTTGGCCACCACCAAGTGCTGACTTGAACCTTGTAGCCAACTGAGCCAGCTTTTTGTAGTAGTGTGCAGGAGACTTGATCCCGATTTTTCTCATCATGCTCTCACCAAGTCACGGGTGCCACGCACTCGGCCGTGCACCCAACCCCACCAGTCGGGGATCATGTTCACGACCGCGTCGGGCACAACCTTCGCCCGGATGGAGCCGACCTGGCCGAAGCTGATCGATACAGGACCTGCCGTGAGGGACTGGATGCCTTTCGTCTCAATGTCCAGGTCGAGCGTCCGGTCCTCGGTGATGAGCTGCATCGCAAACTCGGCGGTCGCGTTCTTGAGGCCGAGCGGGATCTCGTCGTTCCCGATGAAGTCCCGATACCGCTCGTCGAGGACGCCGGTGCGGGGCCACTGGAGGATCTGCCCGCCCTGGCTCCGCGGCACGCGCTGCGTCGTCCACGATGCCCAGGTGTAGAGCCGGTCGAGTAGTCGCGTCGCCTCGATGAGCGCGATCGTCTTCGTCGCGTCGTCGCTGCCCGTCCATGCTTCGCTGTGCAGCCGCGAGTCGAAGTAGGAGTTTGCCTCTGCCAGCGTGCAGTAGCTATTGGCATTGCCGGCGCCGGGCGTTGCTACGAGGGTTGGGGTAGCCATCTATTACGCGAAGACCCCCGTGAGCGCGACCGAGCTATGAGCGGGATACGGGAAGCCGCTGGTGACCACCTTAACGCGAAGCCGGTCGCCAATGATCCCGTTGATGATGGTGTTCGCCGAGAGCGAGCCATCAGTCGGCGCGAATGCCTGGCTTGCTGGCGCGATCGCCCGGTTGACAGCCGAGACCTTCACGGCGCTCGTCTGAGCGAACTCGAAGTTCATGATGTCGATCCAGTTTGCGCCTCCATCGAGGCTGGTCTGGATGTAGACGTCTAGAGCTGCGTCGCCAATCGACGGGCTGACCGACTCTGAAGGGCTGACCGATGCCGACGCGCTAACCGACGCTGAAGGACTAGCTGACGCAGATGCCGATGCCGACGGGGATTCCGAGGCCGACGCCGACGCGCTTGCTGATGCCGAAGGAGACTCTGAGGCTGAGGGGCTAGCCGACGCAGATGCCGACGCGCTGGCCGATGCCGACGGGCTGGCCGATGCCGACGGGGTCGCGCTGGCAGATGAAGACGGCGTCTCACTTGGAGTACGCGACGGGCTGGCAGACGGCGTGGAGCTGATTGATGCTGACTTGCTGAGCGACTCAGACGTCGACGGCGACGACGAGATAGTATCGTAGATGAACCGCGCCTCGACAGCGACGTACTGCGACCCGCCCGGCGTAATGGCGAACTCGTCTCCGACCCACGTGCCGACGGGCCCGAGCTGATGCTTCTCTACGAAGACCTTTTGACGATCAGGGGTCAACGAGCCCATCGGGCACCTCCGCTTCGGTTACGGCCTCGGGTTCGGGCTGTAGCTCGGGCGTCGGAAGCACCTGCTTGCGGCGCTGCTTTCGCGGTGACGGCGCGGAGCCCTCGTCGAGCTCCGCGTGTACCGCCGGGTTGAAGTCGCTGACGTTGATGGTGCAGACGTGCCCGCTCGCCCGCACCCTGACCTGCTTTGTCGGTAGCCGCATGGTGATCAGTAACCCACGGCTACGTAGCTGAACGTCTCGTCGTTGGAGATTGACTCAATGAGTGTCGGGTCAGCGCCGTCGGCGGTCGACCAGGCGTAGACGTTGACCCGACCGCCGCTGGTATCGTAGCTTAGGACCTTCGTGTCATCAGCAGGGGCAACGCTGCCGCTGAGCGACAGCGCCACGGCGAGGATGGTGTGAAGGCCCGTCTCGACCGACGTGGGGTTCGTGCCGTCGAGGACTGCCTCTCCGGATACGATCTTCACGTTGCCCGAGCGGGTTTCAGGAGAGAGGAGCGCCATGTCGCACCTCCCTTACCGGCCGACTACGACGTAGCCGAACGTGTCCGTCCCGGTCGACGCAGCCAGGGTCGGGTCGCTGCCGCTGATGTTCTTCCAGGCGTAGACGCTGAGCTCTCCGACGCTCGTGGTGTACGTCAAGACCTGCGTACTGTCACCCGGCGCAACAGTCGTCTTCAACGTTAGAACGACGCCGTAGATCTCCTTGAGCCCGGTGCTGATTACTGTGGGGTTTCCGCCGTCGAGAGCGGCCTCACCGGCCACGACCTTGACGTTGCCGGACTTGGTTTCGGGGGCGAGAAGAGCCATCTGAGTACCTCGCGTAACCGTCGGTCGTCAGTTGCCCACCGACCGGGCCCGACGGAACCCGGTCGGTGGTGACAGCGGTGGAGACGGTTACTCGCCTGCGAGCCGGCAACCGTACTCGGGGCGCACGAGCTGGACGCCGTACAGGATGTCGTAGCTGAACCGGGTCCGCTTGTGCTCGCGGGTGACTTCGAGCCGGAGCGTGAGCCCCGACACGGGGTCGACGGCCGCGAGGTACTGGCCGAGGTTCATCGGGTCGGCGCCCGCGAATGGCCGCGTGGCCAGGGCGAAGGCGTCGCGGTGGAACGCGAGGTTGACACGGTGGCTCGCCTTCGTGGTGATCGCGACGGGCGAAGTGGGGATGACGACCTTCAGACCCGGGACGAAGCTGATCGCACCGCCGTCGCTGACGTCGGTGTCACCCTCGGTCACGGCGTAGGTCTGGTCGTCGCCCGCGAAGGTGATGATGTCACCCACGAGGATCGTCCCGGTGCCCGCGGAGGCCAGGGTGACCGTCTTCACGCCGAGAGCATAGCCGGCGCTGTCGGTCGTGGCGCCGGAGTTGGTCCCGGCGGTGTGGCGAGGGACGTTCTGGTCCATCGCCCAGCTGTAGCCGAGCACGAACCCGATCTCCGAGCGCCGCATGGCCTCGGGGTCGTTGCGCCAGGACGCGTCCTGGATCGCGCGGAGCCCCTTGGCGTTGCCGGTCGCGCGGGCGTTGAGGATCACGGCGCGGGGATCGACGGCCGCGAGCTGATCGTTGAGCACCTGGTCAGCGGTCAGGAACTCGGACAGGTCGTTGGCGAACGGCGTGGAGCCCGCGGCGCCCGCGAACCCATAGACCGACTTGTAGAGGTTCAGGATGTCCTGGTCGACCTTGTTGGCGACGGCCTTGACGGCCTCGGACGCCTGCATCGGGATCGTGCCGTCCATGACCTCGAGCACGTCCTTGTCCGTCAGGTAGAACGGCGCCTCCCACCACTCGGACAGCGCGATCGCGACCTTGGTGGGCGCGACGTCGGCGGTCGAGGGAGGTGTGGCGGCGGGGGAGACGGCCGCGATGGCGATCGCGGAGGGGATGGGGACGTCGATCGTGCTGCCCTTCTCGCCGGCCAGCGTCTCGTACGCCCGGTTGACGAACCGGGGCATGATCGACTGTTGCCGGAGAGCCAGGAGACCCTGCGCGAGCAGCTTCGGCAGGACCTCGGTGACGGTGTTGGCCATTTGTGGAATCCTCTAAGAACGGCCGCTTGACGACACGACAACTCTCGAGGTCCCACCGGGTTGCCTCACCGCCCCGCCGGGGCGCTCGGGCCTTTCACGCGTGCCCGAGGTGTTTCGCGCCCGCTTACAACTAGTTGACTACGGCCTCTCCCTTCGCCAGCGCCTCCAGGTTCCGCCCGATCTCGAGCGGGTCCCTGCTGACGACACGCTTCCCGGCTGCGCCCTGGCCGCCGGTCGCCCCGCTGCCTGCGGAGCGCTTGAACAGATGCGGCGCGTCGGCCGCCAAGCCTTGCGCCCACTCCTCGAACCCGAGCGGCTCCGCCGGCTTGACCTTGCTGAAGAGCGGCGTCTCGCCGTTCTTCGCCGTGCCATCGTAGTCAAAGACCTCCAGGCCGCGGTTCAGAAAGTCCGGCATCGCCTTCTCGTCGACGCCCAGCTTCATGCCGACGCTCGTGAGCTGCTGCTCAAGGTCGCGGAACGCGAGGCGATTCTCCGCCTCTAGGCGCTTCGCCTCGACCTGAGCGAGCTGCTCGACTAGCGGAGCGTTGGCCTCGGCGATGGCCTGCTTGAGCTTCGCGTCGAGGTCTTCGGCCTTCGTGACCCCGCCCTTCTTCTCGAGGTCCTGAAGACGTGACTTCATCGTGCCGTACTCCTTCGGGTCGACGCCCTCGAAGGCCTTGAGCCGCCCCTCCAACTCCGCCTTGAGCTTGAGAAGGTTGATGTTGTTGTCGCGGAACTCGGTCAGCTTGCTGTGTGCCTCGGCGACCTCGGGGAGTGGGTCACCCTCGGTCCGCAGCCGGTAGCGGCCGTCGGGTAACACTTCGTATTCGTTGCGCAGCGGCTCAGGAATTTCGGACAGCGCGGAGACAATGGTCTTCATCAAAATCCTTTCGCTCCCTCCGGGAGCGGAACTGGTGTTAAATCTATGTGTATGCCTTTATTATAACACGGCCTGTTGGCGGATGTCCAGCGGTATCTACAGGACCGGCCCACCTAACGCCCTATACAGGTCCATCACTTCGGCTGAGTAGCGGGCGCCATACTTGTAGCCCTGGAAGACCTCGGCTACGAACTCCGTGGGCCCGCTGGCCGCGTAGTTGCTCACCTGTTGGGCGATCGTCTCCATCTTACGAGCCGTATCTGCAACCGAACTCGACAAGAACCGCTCGAGTTCAGGCTGGAACGTGTGGTATGTCCAGGTCTCGTATCCCTTGGGCCCGAGGTTGAACGTGCGCCCGCCGCGTATCCTTCGGCCTAGCTCAGTTTGGAGCTGAAGCTCGTGCGCGATCTCGTGGACGATGTTCTTACCTGCACCGCCAGGCGGATGGTGCCGCGACGCGACGTCGAGCCTAGTAAATTCTGCGAGTCTCTTCTCATTCTGCCACGCGATCGACGCGACGTTGACCCTGATCCCGTTGAACGCCGTGAGGTAAAGATTCTTGGTCTTGTCGACGTAGAACTTGAGGGCCCCGTTCGGGACCATGACGTCTGCCACCTCGAACGCCTCGGCCGCGTCTCTGACCCCCGTCTTGAACGCGTTCTCCACCCACGTTTTCATCCGATCATCAGACATCTTACCGCCCCGGAACGCCTCGACCCCAGACGTCTTCAGGTTGGCGACCAGCAGGTCGACGTCTGGCACCTCCACCGTCACCCCGTACCCGCCGATCTGCTCGATCAGTCCGTAGATCTCCTCCGCGTCCTCCCCGGCGAGCGCCTGGACGTCCTCCGGTATCTCTGTAGGAGGTGGCACTGGCTCGCTAGGAGTCGGTAGGCGCCCCTCGGCGGGGATCTCAGCGGGTTTCACCTTGCCCGGGATGATCCGGATGCTGCACCGACAGTGAGGGTGAAGCGGAGGCGCGTCGATCGGTCCCTCGTCCGTCTCGAAGTCTTCGTCGAGCGGCACGCGCACGCCGTCTATCAGGACGCACGCCTCCTGCGGGTCCTTGTTGACCTCCGCCGAGTCGTCGCGCGTGTGCCACTCCTTCTCGGCGTCGGCGCCCAGCAGGCCCTCCTCCTGCGCCTGCCGCCCAGCTTCCAAGACGCCGGCGTTCAGCGCGTCCATGATCTCAGTCCTGGCGATCGCCCTCGAGCGGGCACGGATCTGCTTGTCGGTGTACTTCGTCAGAG